GCACGCCGGGGGCGGGCTGGACGCTCAGGTTCGAGTCTGGTTCCAGATGGATTCGCGGCACGTTCGGGCTGACGGGTTCTGGTAGTGACTTCGAGTGGTCGCTGCCGACGTGGAGCGCGGGGCAGTCCGGGCGCATCTCGACCATCGTTATCAATGCGACTGACGAGGGGCTGACGCTCATCACAGGCTCGGGCACAATCGCGCTCGGCGAGGTGACGATCGCTGGCACTGGCACGATCAGCGCGGGCAATATCTGGTCGGGTTCCGACCCCATCGCGCTTGGAAACTACGCCGAAGGGTCAGCGCACAACGTAGACCTGACGGATTACCTGTCCGATCCAGGTGACGCTGCGCTGTACACCTACGAGCGCACCGGAAGCGGCAGCGATACCGCTTCATCAGGGATCACGGTCAACGCATCAACGGGTGTGTTAACGATCCCCGATGATGCCACTGTCGCCAGCTACCAGATCGAAGTCGAGGCGATCCCGGTTTCGGTTGAACTCACGACCCTGACCCTGACCGGCGGTGGATCAGGGAAGCCGTGGACGTTCGGCCATGCGTTCAAGCAGGGCGACGTTCCCACTGGTTACTACATCACCGCCACGGGGCCGACGAGCTTCCAGGCTGAAGTGAGAAACCGCTGGGCGGATGGTTCGGTGAAGTTCGCCGTGCTTTCTGGCGTTGGCGGGACCAGCGCGGTACTGTCCGCGACCTACGGAACAGCCCCGACAGGATCGGTGACTGAGCCGACCACGACCGCGAGCGTGGAGTTTTCCAGCCCCGCGACGACGGTGCAACTCGCCACTGCACGCACGAACGGCTCGATGTCGTGGGACAAGACGACGGCGCACAAGGTTCGGGAAATCCTCGGGCCGGTCATGTCCGAATATCACTACTACTCGCCGGTCAGTGGGGACAATCATCTGGCGGTGTGGTGGTACGTCAGGGCTTATACTGGCGGCGCGGTTGAAGTTGAAACGGTCGTTGAAAACGGATGGCTCAATGTTGCCTCGCCTACGAGCAAGTCCTACACCGCGACCGTGACGGTGAATGGAACGGAAAGATACAGCGGGGCGCTGACACATCTGCATCACACACGCTGGGGTCGTGGCGACTGGTCTGGGACAGATCCAGCAATTACACCGTCGCATAGCAGTTCGTATCTGCGTTCGACTAAACTGGTCCCCAATTACACGACCGCTTACGGGGCGCCGTCATCGACAGTCCTGAATGGATTGTCGCAGCCGACAGCCCCGTTTAGTCAGGGGTCGTGGCCTAGCGACATGGGCGCAGCCGGTGGCGGCGGACGTTTGCTGAATAACTGGGAAGCACTGTACGTCACCTCTGGTGACTATCGGGCGTATAACTCGACCATCGCAAATTCGCGCGCCGCTGGACGTTACGGGATTCACTACCGGGACGAAAATACCGGCGAGCCGCCGTCTTACACGACGCACTCGACTAAGGTCTACGGAAGCAATTCTGGCATTTCGGACTGCTCAAACGACGGCACGTCCCTGCCAAGCAACGGCGGCGCCGCGCCGCCGAATTACGCGAAGTCCCACGCGCTGCCGTTCGGCTATTTGCCGTATCTGGTAACTGGGCGACATTCGTTCCGCGATCAGGTCGAGTTTCAGGCCAACGTGCCATTCTTTGCTGCGGCCACGGCTGACTCCTTTGAGTCGCAAAGGATCGTCAAGGCAACGTCTGGGGCGGCCACTGAATTGCGTGGTGCTGGCTGGGCGCTACGAGGGATCGCCAACGCTGTCGTGTGCGTTCCAGATGACAACGCAAGGGCGGCACAGTACAAGACGCACTTAGCAAAGACTCTGGGTTATTACGGCGACAACTACACCGACGAAAACAACCTCGGCGTGATCCAGAATTACGAGACGTATGTAAGCGGGACCACGACGTACAAGAATTTCATGGAGGACGCCTTCTCAATCGGTTGCGGTTGGGCGTGGCAGGTTGCCAATGAGCAGCTAGGCTCGGACAAGTCGCGGGCCGATGGCTTTGTTACTTGGAGGATGAAGCAGATCGTCGGCAGGATGGGCAACCAGTCCGGGTATTGCTACCGAGACGCCGCGACCTATGCGGTCAAGTACGCGGACTCGGACTACTCCGGGTCTGCGGTGGCGACGTTCAATTCTGGTGTTTATTCGAGCTGGGCGACGGTCTACGCAGAGACTTTCGGGGCGAATACCTGCGACAGTTCAACCGCGCTGAATGGCGACAGCGGGGACGACCCTGACCTGATGTCCACCAGTGACAACACTTACTGGGGCTTAGTCCATACGGCGCTGGCGCTCGCTGTTGATATTGGCGCGACTGGCGCTACGACTTCGTGGTCGAGATTGATCGGCGCGTCGAACTACGACCCCAGCGGGTTTAACGATATGGTCGTCTGGGGAGTCGTGCCGCGATGAGTACGCGAATCTTCACGTTCTCAGTGGCGTCATCCATGACCGCGTTGGCGACCGCTGCTGCTAGCTTGAGCGCGGGGCAATCGGTGTCGTTCGGGACGATTGCGACCAACGTGCATACCTACGGGTCGGAGGGCGCGAACTTCGTCCAGTGGGGTCATTCGATGGTCTATGACCCGACGCGCAGGCAAGTGAGCTTCATCGGTAAGCGCGACGCGTCGAATCCGTACCATTGGCTGGTGTACGACGAAGCAACGAATGCGTGGACGAATACCCGCGCGGTCTGGTCCACATCGAGTTACTTGGGGCATGGTTACGACCAGAACGCCATCGACCCGGCGACCGGAACGCACTACTTCCGTTCCTACGGCGACAACGCGATCCACGTCTGGAACGGCTCGTGGTCAACGCTGACTTCAATCCCGTATTCCACCGAGATTATCGGCGGCCTGACGTGGTTCCCTGGGGTCGGCCTGATCTACAACGACGGCAAGGGAGTGCGCCGGTATTCTGGCGGGGCGTGGTCGAGCCTTGCGTCGTATAGCGGTGACACGTACACGGATTTCAGTGAGTACAATTCGACCGCGAACGCGATGATCTTCAGCGCGAACGGGTCGTATTACAAGATGACATCGGATTTGACGATCTCATCTATAGCAACTCCACCGTTCACGATCTCTGTCAGCAAGACGGCGGGATTGGCGGTGTCGGACCCCCGGTCTGGGAACATCATCGCGTACAACCGATCTTCGCCATACGAATGGGCGCGATATAACTTCGCCAGCAACACATGGTCGTCCATTCCCAGCGGCTACCCATCTATTCCAACTGCGGCGGATCAGTTTGTAAACGCCTGCTCAATCCCGCTGGAATCGGGTCAATACGGGGTGATGATGTTCATTAAGGCCGCCGATGGGCAGACCGGGACGGTTTATTTGTACAGGTATTCCTAGTGGCGACTTATTTCCGAGATTTCACCGAATACAGCGACGGCCAGCTTGGCACGGTCGGGTCTGCTGATTGGACCGTTACCGAAGGTAACGCGACGTGGACGGAGACGGTCGGTTCGGGCGTGTGCGTGTTCGCGAACAACGGAGCGGGTGAGGCCGTCACCAAGGCTACATTCGACGCAGTGAACACAACCGGCGATCTGGAAATTTATGCCCGATTAAAGCATAACTCCATCTATGTCGATAACGCTTCATTGATTGGTCCGGCGCTGATTGATTCGACAAACCCGAGTTATTGCCTGTATGTCTCAAGCGCATCGACCGTGCGGCTGGTGAGGACGAACACGACCGGCGGACTCGCCGCTTATGTCGATGTCGCGCAATCCTTCACTTTAGTTGCGGACACATATTTCAAGGTCAGGATTGGCCGATCCGGCACGACCATCCGGGCGAAGATATGGGCGGACGGTGACGGTGAGCCTGGGACTTGGAACGCAGGCTCGGGAACGGAAACAACGCTGACGACCCTCAAACCTGGGTTTTTGACGAACGCCTATTCGCCCTGCCCCTATACCTTCGATGACGTTGGCATCGGGTCTGCCGGGGATTCCGCGCCGACATCCGACAGTGGCGGATTTGTCACCGCGTGGGCCATTAATTCAAATCAGGTGATCCAGTGAGAAAGAACGTATCCGGCCAGAAGGTCGGCGCACAGATGATTACCGCCGCTGATGGTACGGCCTTCACTGGCTCTGTCACGGTTGCGGTGACGGTGGACGCCGGAACGCAGGCAACAGGCTCGGTTGGGTCTGGCGCATGTACCCACGAGGGCGGTGGTTATCACACCTACGCCCCGGCGCAGGCCGAGACGAACGGCGATTTGATCGCGTTCACGTTCTCGGGCACTGGCGCGATCCCGGTCACGGTTCAGGTGTACACGAACCAGATCACCTACACCACGGCTGGCCAGGTGGACGCGACGGTGATTTCGACCGCCGCCAATGCCATCACCGCAACGTCGATCAACGCCGACGCGCTGACCGCCGCGAAGGTTGCCGACGACGTGGGCGAGCAGTTCGCGGACCAGTTGCTGAACCGCAACCTCGCCACCGGCACCGATTCGGGTTCCGCCACGGTTCGCACGGTGCGTCAGGCGCTGCGGTTCCTGCGCAACAAGTGGTCCATCTCTGGCACCACGCTCACGGTCACGAAGGAAGACGACAGCACGGCAAGCTGGACTTCCGAACTCACCACGAGCGGCGCTGCGGATCCGGTCACGGGCAGCGACCCTGCGTCGTCGTGAGTCAGCAGCCGAAAGCCACGGGTGTCGGCATCGTCTGGCGGGCGAATGGTAAGCCTGCCATTGACGATGGCTGGGTGGAGAAGCTGACCCCCGCACAACGAACATGGGTGGAACACGCACTGAACATGCGCGGGTTCCGCCTGAAAGGTAATTCATTCGAGGAGATCGACGATGGCAACTCTGAGCACAAAGGCGCGTAACGCGGCGTGCGATGCGGTGGTGGACCTGATGGATGAGGGCTCGGGCGCTGGCAAGCTCGTGTTCCGGACTTCGGGCGATGCGGAAGTGGCGACGCTGACGTTCTCGGACCCGGCGTTCGGCGCGGCTGCGACTGGCGTGGCGACGGCGAGCGCTATCACGTCGGACACGTCCGCGACGGGCGGAACGACCACGAAGGCCACGCTCGAGGACAGCGACGCGGAAGTGATGCTGACGGCGACGGTTGCCACTTCGGCGGCCGACATCAACCTGTCCAGCACCACGATAGGCGCCGGCGACACGGTGGCGGTCTCGTCGCTCACGGTTACGTGTCCAGCGAGCTGATATGGCCGCAGCGGTCAATACCAGCGGTTCGCAGACGTGCACGATCTCGACGGAGCACACGCTTGCGACCGTTACCGACGCGGGGGTGTACCAGGTCGCACTCGACCTGAACGCCCTTGCGGACGGTTCGACCCCGGACATCCTGACCGTCAAGGTGTATGGCAAGGCCAGGTCATCGGACTCCGAACGACTGATGGAGGCGTGGGAATTCATCGGCGCACAGGGTAAGCCGCTGTGGCGGTCCAATCCTGAATTGTCCCCGCACTACTTCAAGGTGACGATCACGCAATCGCAGGGCACGGGCCGGGCGGTTCCGTGGGCGGTCTATAGCGCGTAATGCCGGCCTTTGCGGGGTTCTGTCATGGCCGCTCCGAGACGCTTGGAGTCACGACGGCGAGTTCTACCGGCACGACGGTCACGGCGTCTGCATCGACCAACACCTTCGGCTCGTGGGCGTCTTTGGGTCAGACGACGTTCGGCTATGACTGGGTGAACCTGTACATGGCGCAGACCGCTGCGTCGGACAAGGTTATTGAGATCGGGGTCTCGTCGGATAATTCCACTTGGTACACGATTGCGGGCGGGCTGCGGCTTGCTGGAAGGAAGTCCGCAGACATCATCCAAAGCCTCGCGCTCCCGTTGCGAATCCGCTCCGGGGCATACGTTGCGGTCCGCGTAAAGGCTTCTAGTGCTTCTCACGTCCTGAACGTCGCAATCACCGGCTCGTCGGTTGGCATGAAGGGCGGCACGGGGTACTCCCGCGCCCTCGCGCTGTACACGGACGCAAGCTCTCGCGGCGTGTCGGTCGACGCCGGCGCATCCGCGAACACAAAAAGCTCGTGGGTGCAGTTGACCGCTTCGACGACGGCATCGGTCGATTCGATCTACGTGATGATCGGCCAGAACGCCGATACCGGGAGAACGGCTGCGGCGACCGCACTGCTCGACATCGGAGTCGGGGCGTCATCGGGTGAATTTGCGATGATCCCCAACATTCTCATGCGGTGGACGACAACCCTAGACGGACCCCAGATCAATGTCGGACCACTGCCTTGCTACATCCCAGCCGGTTCTCGCGTTGTCGCCCGCGCCCAATGCACTGACACGGTTGCTGGGGACCGGACGATGGACGTGGGGGTTGTCGGTTTCGTCCCGTAAGGGGCGGAAGTGAGCTATTTCAATAACCTGCTGCTCCTGACCCCGCAGGGGCCGGGGACAGTCACAGGCACGGGCGACATCGCGCTGGCCCCGCTCGAGGTCAGCGGCAGCGGTACGGTCACGGGGGCACCGGCTGCGGGCGGACCCGTTTCGCTGCTCGCGTTCTGGATGGGCGGTGCTGGTGCCGTCACGACGACCGAGATCACCGGCTCGGGCGCCATCACGCTCGGGGCTGTCGAAGTCGATGGCGCTGGCGTTCGCACGGCGACTGGTAGCGGCGCGATCACGTTCGGCCCCATCGAGGTCGATGGGACTGCGGAACGCTCGGTCGCGGGTTCAGGGGCGATCACCCTGGGCGCCGTCACGGTGGCGGGAACGGCCGAGCGGGTCGTCACCGGCAGCGGTGCGATTACATTCGGGCCGATCACGGTATCGGGTACGGCGGAACGGGAGGTCACCGGATCAGGTGCCCTGACCCTCGGCGCGATCACCGTAGACGGCGCGGGCTCGGTCAGCGGGGCAATCACCGGCACGGGTGAAATCACCCTCGCCGCAGTTACCGTTGACGGCTCTGGAACGATTGGCAGGACCGCATCGGGGGCGATCACCCTCGGCGCCCTGACCGTTGCAGGAACGGCAGAACGCTCGGTCACCGGGTCCGGCGCGATCACTTTCGGCCCGATCACCGTCGCGGGAACCGCCGAACGAAGCATTACCGGCTCGGGCGCACTGACGCTCGGGGCCGTCACGGTCAGCGGCTCTGGCACGGTATCAGCCCCGACGCAGGGCGGATTCGTGTCCATGTTCGCCCCGTGGCTGGGCGGTGCTGGCGCGGTTGTCGATACCTCTCACAGCGGCACCGGAGCGATCACGCTCGGGGCCATCGAGGTTGCGGGAACCGGCGAACGGTCGGTTACCGGAACTGGATCGGTCACGCTCGGCGCGATCACCGTCGCAGGCACGGGCGAGCGCAGCGTCACCGGCACAGGGGCGATCAGCCTCGGTGCGCTCGAGGTCGACGGCAGCGGGTCGGTTAGCGGGAACGTCACCGGCACGGGTGCGGTCACCCTCGGGCCGATCACCGTATCGGGCGCTGGCTCGATCGGCCGTAGCGGATCGGGCGCAATCACGCTCGGCGCGCTCGAGGTATCAGGCTCCGGCACGGTCGGCGGGAACGTCGCCGGCACAGGTGCACTGACCCTCGGCGCCATTGCAGTCAGCGGCACGGCCGAACGGGTCATCCCCGGAACGGGATCGATCACCCTCGGCGCTGTGACCGTCGATGGATTAGGCGAGATCTCGCATACCGGCACCGGGGCCATCACCCTCGGCCCGGTCACGGTATCTGGCACCGGAACCGCAGCCCCGCAGCAGGGCGGCGTCGTGTCCATGCTGGGCTTCTGGCTCGGCGGCATCGGTGCGGATGCCTACACGCCGGGAACGGTTACCGGATCTGGCGCGCTGACCCTCGGCGCCCTGACTGTTGCCGGAACCGGCACGGTCGGTGGCGAGATCGGCGGCGGCGGCGACATCGGTGAGGAAATCACCGGCACAGGGTCAATCACCCTTGCCGCCCTGACCGTAGCCGGCACGGCCGAGCGGTCGGTGGTCGGCAGTGGCGCAATCACCCTTGCCGCGCTCGAGCTGGCCGGCACGGGCTCGGTAGGCGACGTCATCACTGGCTCCGGGGCGCTGACGCTCGGCGCCATTGAGGTCAGCGGAACCGGCGAGCGCGCGGTTACAGGACAGGGCGCGATCAGCCTGGGGCCGATTGCGGTTGATGGTGATGGGCAGACGATCCCGCTGGTCAGCGGATCAGGGGCGATCGTACTCGGCGCTATCGAGGTCGATGGCGCAGGCACGATCGGTCGAACCGCTTCTGGGAACATCGTCCTCGGGGCGATACAGGTCGAAGGGTCGATCTTCCTGCCGGCCTCATCCCGGCGTCTGGTGACGGCAGATGGTGGCCGGATCATCAGGACAGACGGAACGCGCACTGTTCTCGGTAAGGGGTCCAGAACGGTCAAGGCCCGAGGGTCCAGGACGGTCAGGCCAAAAGGTAACCGGACGATTGACACATGAATGACGTTCTCATCCTGCCAGTAGAAGGGTCGCTGCGGTACACGTTCGACTTCACGGACGAGATGCCCAGCACGTCCCCAGCGACATTCCTGACAGGCGTTACGTTCTCGATCAACCAGTCAGGGTCGCCGCTGGCGCCTGTACTGAGCCTGCAGACCAACGAGTACAGCATCAATCGCTCGACCATTCAGGTGACTGGTGGTGCGCATGGCGAGAAGTACATCCTGCAGGCTCGAGCCACTACAAGCGGCAACGAGATATTGGTTAAGGATGCCGTGCTGATGGGGTTTGACGGATGATCGAGTTCACGAGATCGGGCTACATCGAAGTCACCCGCAACGGCCAGGTGCTGTCGCGTCACCGTCAGGAACGGGAAGCAATCGAGTCCTGCGCCCGCTACGGAAACGGCGACTACATCATCACCTATCCCACGGTGCGGGTGTCGGTGCGCAACGGCGAACTGGTCGGCATCATTAACGGAACACTGAACGCATGAGTGCGACCTTCGACACCACGACGAAAGCGGCCTACGACGCCGCCACGACGGCCGCGGCACGGGCAGCGGCGATCGTCGCCAGCCTGTCGGTTGGCGGGAGCCCGCAAGGCTCGGTCGTGGTCAAGGTCTACAGCGGTGCGAGCCCCGACGTCGAGATGGGCGCGGGCACCATGTCCGCCCCGTGGGCCACGGCCTCGGGCGGGACGGTGGTAATCGGGGAAGTGTCGAGCTTCACCGTGGGCACTACTGGTACGCCGAACGCGAACTGGTACATCAAGTTTCAGACGCTGGACGGGACGCGCTGGGCGCGCACCAGTTTCGGGCTGTCGGGAAGTGGACAAGACCTGACCTGGTCTCTTGCGACCTTTGCGAGCGGCCAGACCGGCACCATCGGCACCGCGACGATCGTCTGTACGGGCAATGCGGCCCCGGTGTTTACCGTGGCACCGACCACAGCCAGCATTGCGGCCACGGGAGGGACCATCCAGTTCACCGCGACCGATCCCGACGGCGGTACGATCCTCTACAGCCTGACCACGACCCGCAGCGGCATCACGATCAACAGCACGACGGGGCTGGTGACGGTTACGGCGGCGGCGGCGGGAACGTCCGGCAACATCGTCGTGCAAGCCAGTGACGGTATATTGGCGACGAGTACGTCGTGCGCGGTGACGGTGGCGAGCGCCGGGGCGCTCAAGTGGTATCCGGGGCACTACGCCGCGCCGGATTCCGTACTCCTGCCGACAGCTATTGCGGCTCACACGAATCTCTGGAGTCAAATATCGTCAGTCTCGAATTTCGTCGGCGGCGAAATGTACGTGCCGTGGGGGCAGCTTGAGCCAACCACGGCAGGGGCGTATTCATGGTCTTTGGTTGATACCCAGATTGCTGCACTGGCGGCAATTGGCAAGAAGGCCATCATCAACGTCTGGGCGCACCGCTACGGCACGACTTCGACCGGCGGAGGCTACCATCCGCAATACCTGATCGATTCAGGGGACGTTCTCGGCGGAACCGTGGACGGCACAAGCATTTCCGAAGTGTGCCTGTGGCGGTCATACGTGGCGGATCGCTACATGGCTTTGTTCGCGGCCATTGCTGCGCGCTACGACAACGACGATCGCGTTGCTGCAATCAATACTTGCGAGACCGCGTTCCTGGCGTTGGGAGACTACAGCGGCAGCGCCTTGCTGACGCAGTGGCAGCGGATCGCCGCTTATCTGCCGACCGTGCTGGTGCAGACTCCTGTGTTCGTGAAGGCCAACTTCCTGCAAACACAGACCGACATGGCAATGCTCATGCAGGCGTGCGTTGATGCGGGCGCGGGCATGGGTGGGCCGGACATGTTCCCGGTGGAGTTCTCTGGAACGACGGATAACTGGGGGCAGCGGTGCTTGCGTGGCGAGCGGTATGTCGCCGGAACGTGGACGACGGGCGTTGCTGCAAATCAGCAGTCGGTGATCCCGGTGCTGATGGAACAGCAAGTCGTCCGCTCCACGAGCGCGACCCCGGCGATGTATTACAACGCCGCCGTGACGCGCTATTCCTGCACGCACGTCACCTGGCAGGCTAAGACAACGGCGTTCCTGTACGGCTCCAATGGGGCCACGCTGGTTCCCGCGATGGACTGGTCGAACGTGTTGCCCTACGTGCGCGACAACGATTTGCCACTTAGAACAACGGTCCCCACGGGGATTGCATAATGGCTTTCGTCACTGGGCAGGTCGTCACCGAGAATAACGTCACGGACGCCAGCAACCAGCGGTCGATGGCGCTGTCTGGAGTGACGGCCGGGAATGCCTTGATCGTGGCGATTCGCGTCACTGCCGGGGCTGCGTATCAGGTCTCTACGGTGTCGAGCAATCTTGACGGGGTTCTGACGAAGCTCACCGACATTCAAGACGCTGCGATTCGGTTCTATACGTGGTATTTGGAAAACGCCAGCGCGGGCACGCACACGCTGACGCTGACTACGGGCGGTGCGTCACAGACGGTCCGCTGGACGATCGCCGAGTATGACAATGTGCCGTCGTCGGGGATCATCGATAACGCCGACAGTGCTGCTTTTTCGACCACGACGACACCGACGACCAGCAACGTCACCACGACTGGCGCAAGTCGGGTGATCGTCTCGGCGATAGCGACCGACCTCGGCGCGACGACGATTGTTCCCGCTGACGGCGAAACCGAACGGACCGAGCTAAACGATCGCTTGCAGTTGCAGGACGAGGCCGCTGCGACTGCTGGAGATTACAGTGCAAGCTGGACGCTCGGCACGACGCAGCCCGGTATCTGGGCGATTCTCGCGCTCAAACAGCCGGTTGACACGACCAAGTACCTGAAGCTACTCGCCCACAGCAGCGCCGCGAGTGCGACCGGAGTCGAGGGCGTAGTACTGAATGCCGCACGGGATACCGTGATCGGCGAATTTACCGGGCAGGCGTTTGAGGCAACTCTCGAGGGCAGTCCCGGCGAGGCCGTGCTGCTGATCGACGTCGCGGACATTACCCCCGACGGTGACACGCTCACGACAAGCGACACGCCGATCGTGTTCGCTTACAACACCACTGACGGGACCGTGGGCGAAGGCTCCGCCACCGTGATCGAGGTCTAGCATGGCTATTGTCGCAACCGACCTGAAGTTCTTCCTCAGTGGTGGGGCTTCAAACGCCAATCCCGCAGCTTCGCTCGGGGGCGTGATTTCCTCCAACCAGGTCGGCTCGAACCTGTTTGACGACATCAGCACGGCGGAAGCCGCTGCGGGTGATACCGAATACAGGTGCTACTACGTCAAGAACACGAACGCCACCGATACGGCCTACGCGGTGAAAGTCTGGATCGCCAGCAATACCACAGCGACTTCCACTGCAATCCAGATCGCACTGGCGAAGGAAGGCGTAGCGAATACCGTTGAAACGGTGGCCAATGAAGGCACGGCCCCAATCGGCGCATCCGCAAGCCCAATGGTGGCGCCGACCTTCGATGATGCCGAGGACGAGGCAAATTGCCTCACGATCGGTAACCTGGCCCCCGGCGCAGCTCATGCCGTTTGGATCAAGCGGGTAGTCACTGCCACCACGGTCGCTTTCGCCAATGACACCACGACCCTGCGCGTCAAGGCGAATACGGCCTCGTAATGGGCGTCAGGTGGGCACCTCGCGAGTCGGGCGGTTCGCTCAACTGGACGAGCCTAACCGGGACAGATCAGGGCGTTATCAATGGCAGTGCGGACGTCCTTGATTCCGTCGAGACCGACCTGCTGCTGATTTGGCAGCAGAACGGATCCGCTACCTCAGACCTGACCCTGCTGTGGCAGGTCGACGCCAACCCCATCACGGCGGTCGAATCTGATCTGTCCCTGACTTGGAACGTGATTACTGAGGCAGGCACATCAGTCGAGCGCGATCTGGTGCTGCTGTGGCAGAGAGCCGGATCCGTCACCCGCAACCTATCCCTGGTATGGCAACTGCAGGGTGAGCCCGCAGAAGCACGCGAGAGTGTGCAATGGATTAACCAGATCACCCCTGATGGGGTGCTGACTCAGGTCGCAGCGTGAAATATCGGACTAGCACCGATGAACCGCGTGTCTATGACCTGCGGGCATGGAAGCGCGCTCGAAAGCTGCACTTGGCGCAAGAGCCGCTGTGCAGAGTATGCGTTTCGATGGGACTAATTGTCCCCGCAACAGAGGTGGACCACATCATCGCCATTAGTCGAGGCGGCGATTGGTTTGATGGAGAAAACCTCCAGTCACTCTGCGGGCTGCATCACGCGCAAAAGACCCGCCTGGATGAAGGCAAGATGGTTAAAACCGGGTGCGACGTGAACGGAATTCCGCTGCATCCGAGCAGTCATTGGTGGGAAGGAAGTCAGGTAAAATAACGGAGCGCAACAGGACGGCAATCCTGCTGCGCCCCTAACCCCCTACGCTAGAGAGGTAGCGCAGATGGCTAAAAGAAATCTTACCACCAGAGAAAAAAGCCGCACCTGTAAAGGCTGCGGCCAGTTGATCGCGGGCTGTTCATGCGTTGGGTCATACAGCACAAGGATGACCCAGTGCTGTGGCGAATGTATCAAAGGTCGATTGCTGCATAGCCAATAGATTCAATGGCTTAGGGGCGGGTAGTTGGGATTTAAAGTAGGGATGCCGACCACCGCCGCCCCAGTCTTTTTTTCATATCTCTTAACAATTCCTTGACTATCAGGACGCCACCAGGCCGCTCATGGACACGCCGGGACGACGATCGACAGCCAGCCTTTCCATAGCAGCGGTCAAGTCGTGGACCCGTATGGAGCCGCCAGAATCGGTTTCAGAGGCCGCTGCGGTGGTTTGGCGCGAGGTAGTGGCTACCAAGCCGGCCGAGTGGTTTCAGGCAGACACGGCTCCGGTGCTGGAGGCATATTGCAACACGATCGTGGAATATCGCCGGGTGGCGGAGGCGCTGGCGGCAACTGGGCCGTCGGACTTGAGTACCTATCGTCCACTGGTGGACATGGCCGAAAAGCTTGGACGGGCGATCACGTCGATGGCGACGAAGATGCGCCTGACCCCGCAGTCCCGGTACACGCCGATTTCGGCGGGGACGGCAGCGAAGAAAGCGGGAGCGGCTTCGAGGCCCTGGAGCGCGTAGAGACGCGGGGCGAGCGCAACTGTCGCTGGATTGAGGAACACTGCTTTGTTCCCGAGGGTCGGTTCGTCGGGAAGCCGGTAGTTCTGAGACCGTTCCAGCGACTGGTGATCTGCGGCATTTACGACACACCGACCCGTCGGGCGGTGATCTCGTTCGGGCGCAAGAACGCGAAGACCACGCTGGCCGCGTTCCTGCTGTTGCTGCACACGGTCGGGCCCGAGGCTAGGCCGAACTCGCAGTTGTACTCGGCCGCGCAGTCGCGGGATCAGGCATCGCTGCTGTTCAACCTGGCGGCGAAGATCGTCCGGTTGAGCCCGAGCCTGCGGCAGTACGTAGTGGTTCGGGATACGGCCAAGCAACTGGCCTGTCCTGAACTCGGCACGCTGTACCGGGCGCTGTCTGCGGAAGCGGCGACGGCCTATGGCTTGTCCCCGGTGTTCGTCGTCCATGACGAACTCGGGCAGGTAAAGGGACCGCGGTCGGAACTGTACGAGGCGCTCGAGACGGCCGCCGGCGCGCAAGAGGATCCGCTGTCGATCGTGATCTCGACGCAGGCGCCCACGGCGGCGGACTTGCTGTCGGTGCTGATTGACGATGCGGCGACGGGTGCGGACCCGAAGGTGAAGTTGTTCCTGTTCACAGCGCCGGAAGGGATCGACCCGTTCTCGGACGAGGCGATCAAGGCGGCGAACCCGGCCTATGGGGACTTCCTGAACCCCGACGAGGTTCGCGACCAGGCCGAGTCAGCCCGCCGGATGCCGGCCCGCGAGGCAGCCTACCGGAATCTGGTGCTGAACCAGCGGATCAACATGCACTCGCCGTTCATCGCGCGAGCCGTGTGGGAATCGTGCGGTGGGGCGGTTGATGACGAGGCGTTCCGCAGCGGGCCGGTATACGCCGGACTCGACCTGTCGGCGCGCAACGACCTGACGGCGCTGGTGCTGGTGGCCCGCGGTGAAGACGGGACGTGGCACATCCGACCGGAGTTCTGGTGCCCGGAGATTGGACTCGAGGAACGGGCGCGGCGAGACAGGGCACCGTATGACGTCTGGGTCAGGCAGGGGCATTTGCACGCAACCCCCGGAGCATCGGTCGACTTTTCGTTCGTCGCGCAACGGCTGGCAGAACTCGGGTCCGAGATGGACTTGCGTTGCATCGCGTTCGACCGCTGGCGCATGGACTACCTGACCGCGGACATGAACCGGATGGGCTTGCCGTTCACTGTGCTGCCGAAGGTGGAACTCCCGCCGGAGGGGTTACCCGACGGGCTGGTGCTGGTGAAGCACGGGCAGGGGTTTCAGGACATGCCGCCGGCATTGGACGGACTCGAGGCGGAATTGCTGAACGGACGGGTGCGCCACGAGATGCACCCCGTTCTGACCTGGTGCGCCGCGAATGCGGTCGCCGAACGAAATGCGGCAGGAGAACGGAAGTTGGAAAAAGCCAAAAGCACCGGCCGCATTGACGGGCTCGTCGCGCTCGCGATGGCGATGCGGATCGGCCTGACGTACACGATTCCGCCCGAAGACTACGCCTCCGGGCGTCTGGTGGTGCTGTGAAAATCTTTGGATTCGAGATCAGCCGCGAGCAAAAGTCGCAGCAGTTCGAGACCGTGCTGCAGCGGATCATAGCCGCGTCCGAGGGCCGGTCTGACAACGTGACCCCCGAGTCCTGCATGTCTTCTCCGACCGTTCAAGCGGTGGTGAAGGTCATCAGTTCGCGCTTAGCGGTGACCCCGGTTCATGTGTACCGAAAGACGACCCGCAATGGGCGAGCGTTCAAGGAACGCTTGGCGGACCACCCGGTAGCGAGGCTGCTGCAGTACCCGAACTCGTGGCAAACGCGAAGCGACTTTTTCGGCGATGCGGCGTCGTCACTGATCCGTTACGGTAATTTCTACGCCTACAAGTCGCGCGGCTCGACGGGCCCGATCCGGGAGCTGGTGCCGATGCACTCGTCCGCGGTAACGCCGGATCAGGACGTCAGCACCTATGGCGTGACATACAAGGTGCAGCAGAAGAAAGGGCCGGAAATCGAGCTTCCGGCATCGAAGGTCATGCACGTTCGCGGCGCCAGCCGTGATTTCCTGAACGGCGACTCACCGATTCGGGACGTATCGCGGACGATCGCGCTCGAGATCGCCGCCGAGCAGTTCGGCTGGTCGTTCTTTGCCAATGGCGCCGTTCCGCTGATGGTATTCAAGTTTATGCAGGGCGCGGGTGGGTTCAAGACGAAGGAACAGGAAGACGAGTTCGTCAAGTCGTTTCAGGAAGCACTCGGCGGATCGAAGCGGCACAAAGCCATGCTGTTGCCGAAAGGCATCGAAACCGGCGATCCGGTGCGGATCGAGAACGACAAGGCGCAGTTTCTCGAAACCCGCAAGCTGCAGCGCACGATCATCGCCGGGGCGCTGGGCGTTCCACCGCAGTACGTCGGCGACCTTGACGGCTCAAAGTGGAACAACACCGAACAAATGCAGCTTTCGTTCACGCAGGACGTGATTTACCCGATCGCGCAGCGGTTCGAGGCGGCAATGGAACGCGATCTGCTGACCGAAGACGACTATCGGTCCGGGGTCATCATCCGCTTCAACCTTGACGCCAGCCTGCGTGCCGACTTCAAGTCCCGACAGGAGGGCTTGCGCATCCAGCGCGACGCCGGGGTGATCTCGCCGAATGAGTGGCGCGAGATGGAGAACATGAACCCGATTTCGGACGTTGACGGCGGCGAGGACTACTTGCGTCCCGCCAACATGATGGTAGCGGGCGTGGAGCCCGAGGAAACAGACGATGGAACAGAAACGAATCCCGCTCCAGATCAAGAGCCTGAATGATCGCGAGTTCGCCGGCTACGGTTCCATCTTTGGGAACGTGGACATGGGCGGCGACATCGTGGCCGAGGGCGCGTTCACGAAGTCGCTGCGGCGTTACCAGAAAGAAGGTTCTCTGCCGCTGATGTTCTGGGCGCACGACCCGGCGCAGGTGCCGGGCATGTGGACCGAGATGGGCGAGGACTCGAAAGGGCTCTACGTCAAGGGAACCCTGGCCGACACGCAGCTCGGCAACGAAGTGCGGACGCTGCTCGGCATGAAGGCCGTTCGGGGCCTTTCGATCGGGTTCAGCATCTCCCCGGGCGGCGTGGAATACGACGACGACGTGCGCGTCATCAAGAACGCCGAGTTGTGGGAAGTGTCGGTGGTATCGCTGCCGATGAACCCGCGGGCCACGGTGACGCACGCAAAGACGAGATTGAGTGCCGCGGGCGAGTACGTCCCGACGGCGCAGGAATTGAGCGCGGTCAAGCGCGAGCTTGAATCGTGGTTCAGGAGCCGCGGCTTCTCAAAGGCCGCGGCGGTTGCATACGCGAGCATGGCATTCCGTGACGACGGGGCGACCCCGGAGGAACAGACGGACGACGGCGTGATGCTGGAGGACGTGAAGGAATCCGCGCTGGCCGGACGACTGGACGAGGTGACCGACGCGATGTTGGCGAGCCTCTTGACCCGAAAACTTAAAGCGGCCTGACGGCCGGAGGAAATGAAGATGAGCAATCAGCTCGTGGACGCCATTGAAAAGGTGGCGGGTACGTTCGAGGAGTTCAAGCGCATCAACGAAGACGCGCTGGACGCCGCCGAGAAGAAGCACGCGGCCCGTGCTGCGGAACTGGCGCAGACGCTCGACAAGATCAGCGGCGACCTGTCGGAACAGGTCAAGCAGCGCGAGATCGTCGAGAAGAAGCTGAAGCAGCAGCAGGAGCGCATCGAGATCATCGAGGCTCTGAGCGACCGTCCGCGCGGCACCGTGCAGGACAAGGCGAAGGGCGAGTGGAACGAGGCGTTTGTCGATGCGGTCCGCAAGGGCCTCAACGACATGGAAGCCAACCATCGCAACAAGGTTGCCTACGAGAAGGCGCGCGAGGTCAAGGCCGTGAACATCACGACCGCGATCGAGGGCGGCTACGCGGTGCCCGAGGAGACCAGCCGCGCCGTCGAGGCGTTGCTGCTCCGGCAGTCGGGCGTCATGTCGAACGTCAAGATGGTGCAGGTCGGGACCAGCGACTACAAGGAACTGGTGTCGATTCACGGCACGACTTCCGGGTGGGCTGGCGAGGCCACGAGCCGTTCCGAGACGGGCGTTGCGAACCTGCGCGAGCGGGCGCCGACCTGGGGCGAGCTGTACGCCTATCCGAAGGTGTCGAACTGGGCGCTCGAGGATCTGTTCTTCGACGTGTCGAACTGGCTGGTGAACGACGCGGCCGAGGGCATGGCGAAGGCCGTGGACGCCGCGATCTACAACGGCAACGGCTCGAGCAAGCCCACCGGCATCTTCGCGGCTGCGCCGACGGCGGTTGCGGATTACAACAGCCCGCTCCGTGCGGGTGGCGTGATCCAGTACGTGCCGTGCGACGCAACGTCGCCGCAGACGGTCAACGCCGACGACATCATCGACCTCGTGTACACGCTGGCGCCGGGCTATCGCGCGAACGCAAAGTTCTACATGAACTCGGTGACGCAGGGCTTCGTCCGCAAGCTGAAGGATTCCTACGGGCAGTACCTGTGGGCGCCTTCGCTGCAGGTCGGTCAGCCGGATCGGCTGCTCGGCTACGAGGTCGTGACGTGGGAAGACCTGGCGAACCCGACGACGGCGGACGGTTTCTCGATCGTGTTCGGTGACATGCGGCGCGCATACCTGCTCGTCTCGCGTTCCGGGCTGGCGATCGACCGCGATCCGTACACCGCGAAGGGCTACACGTCCTTCTACATGCGGAAGCGTTACGGCGGCATCGTTTTGAACAACGATTCCGTCAAGGCGCTGAAGCTGGCGGACACCTGATAATCAGGTAGGGAGGGGCGGGGCTTCGGCCCCGCCCTTTTCATGAGAAAACCATTCAGTTACGCGAACAAATACCGCGGTGCAGCTCCAGAAAATAAAGCCGGACTGGAACTGTCCGGTCATCGTGGCGGCGACGGGGCCAAGCCTCGACGCAAACGTCGCGCTCGAGTGCCGAAAATCACGGCTGTACGGCGACTGCCGGGTGGTCGTGGTCAATGACGCATGGCGGCTGATGCCGTGGGCGGACATCCTGTACGCCTGCGATGCGGGCTGGTGGAAGGTTCACGACGGGGTGCCTGGGTTCCGGCACGGCGAACGGTGGTCCACGCACGAAGGGACCAAGCCGGACGACTCGAACTACAAGGGCGATCTGCCGAAGGAATGGCGGATCAATTACGTCCGCGGTCGTGCGGGCAACACGTTTTCGACGGACCAGTCTGTTGTCCACTACGGCATGAACAGTGGATTCCAGGCGATCAATCTCGCGCTGCTGAAGGGCGCGACAAAGGTGATTCTGGTCGGTTTCGACATGAAGCGAACCGGCGGCAAGGCGCACTTTTTCGGGGATCACCCGAACGGGCTCTGCGTGTCGACGCATTACGAGAATTTCATCCCTCAGTTCCGCATTGCAGCGAAAGACTGCACGGTGCCGATCGTCAACGCAACGCCCGGGAGCGCGCTGGATTGCTGGCCGCGGGTGGCGCTGGATGATGCTCTCAGGGACTGTGTGCTGCATTGCGACCGGCCCGTCGCTGACGCTCGAGCAGATCAGCCAAGCGCGGCGTAAGGGATTCACCCTCGTCGGCTGCAACAATGTCTGGCAGATCGTGCCGGATCTGGCGGTGCTGTACGCCTGCAACCTGCAATGGTGGCAGCACTACTGGTCGCTGGAACTGGCGGAACATCCTGCCGCGAAGTGGACGACGAACCGCGAGGCTGCGACCAGCTACGGGATCAACTGGATCGCGGAGCGGAACGCGCCGGGGCTCTCGGCAGCCCCGGGCGTCGTGCATCACGGCCACGGGTCGGGGTTCACGCTGCTGAATCTGGCGTACTTGCTCGGCGCCGAGCGCATTGTGCTGCTCGGTTACGACTTGACCTACGCCAGCGACTATGACGGCAGGGCGCGTCAGGCCGGATCGACGCCGCGGCACTATTTCGGTGAATACCCGGCCGAGTTACAGCACTGGCCGAGCGTGAAGGTTCAGCAAGGCCGGCACGTCGAACTGATTGGGCTGTACGAATCTGTTGCGGCGCAGGGGCTGGTCGAGATCATTAACGCCACGCCGGGGTCGGCGCTGGATTGCTTTCCGAGGATGAGCATTGCCGATGTTGAGTGACGCCGAGATGCGCGAGCGGATGCAGAACGGCTGGCGCGCCGGCCGTCCGTTCACCGACTGCGGGAACGGCAGCCTGCCGGACGCGACGGCGAATATCCGCCAGTGGCTGCCGAAGGTCTGCGCCCGCCGCGGGATCCACACGGTCTGCGATGCCGGTGCAGGCGACTTGGCATGGCGCCGCGGTATGGCGTGGGACGTGGAGTATCTGCCGTTCGATCTGTTCCCGCGGCACCCGTCCGTGGCGCAGATCGACATCACGCAAGACGTGCTGCCGAAGTGCGACGCGATCCTGTGTCGGATGGTGCTGAATCACCTGGACGACGAACGGGTGACGCTCGCGCTCGGCCGCTTTCGGCTGTCGTCGCGCTACCTGTTCGCGACGCAGTTCAACGGCGAGGACTTGCCGCAGCGTTCCACGCAGTTCATGCGGCTGGACCTGCGCAAGTGGCTCGGCGAGCCGATTGAATGGGTGCATGACGGTCGCGAGGACGCTTGTTCGCTGGCGCTATGGGAAATCTGACCGTCGTCGTATTGAACTGGCGGAACTACCTCGGCCGCGGCCGGGAGTACGTTGACAAGCTGCACGCCGGGGTTCGGCAGCATCTTTCGGTGCCGTTCCGGTTCTGGGAAGTGACGGAGCATGATCTGCCGGCAGGCCGGGAGGGCTGGTTCAACAAGCTCTCGCTGCTCGAGATGTTTGACGGCGACGTCCTATATCTCGACCTGGACGTGATTCTGACCGGCAGCATCGACCATCTGGTGACGCTGGCGCTGTCGGATCCGTCGCGCATATGGGCGCGGGACGACTGGTCGTATCCGGTGACGAAACCACGGCCCGGGCTTGAAGCGACGATCAACAGCTCGGTGATGTTCTGGCATGGCCGCAAGGACATGACCGGGGCAGAAGCATTGATTCCAGTGACGCACGGCGATCAAGGGATCATCACGCAGTTGTTCTGGCCGCATGGTATTGGCCTGCTGCCGAACGATTCCGTGACGTCCTACAAATATGACGTGCTGCGTGGCGCGAAACCCGGGCCGGTCGTGGTGTTCCACGGTCACCCGAAACCACACGAGGCGGGCTGGGATTGCTTGCAGTAATCCACGCCGCGCCGCAGATCGACTGGCACCGGCAGCGGGCGCCGCAGATCGCCGCAGGGCTCAAGGCGATCGGGGTCCGCTGCGAGATCGTGAGCGACGCGAATCGCCGCGAAGGGCTGCCGATCCTGCTCGGCACGACCCGCTGGCGGGCGCTCGAGCAGGGCGACTACCTGCTGGTGGACCGGGCGTCGTTCGGCGATCCGCACTTCGTCCAACTGGTCCGCAACGGCCACGGCCGGCGCGGCGACCATCGCGTACCGCAGGGATCGCCAGCCGAGCGCTGGGAATGGATCGAGGATCGCGCCGCTGTCCGGCTCGCCCCGTGGGGCTGCGGGAAACGGCGCGTGCTGTGCGGACAGACCGAGACGTACTCGCCAGCGTGGCCGTCACTTGCGCTGTGGTATGCGGCTGTGGGGCTTTACCCGAGCCATTTTCGCAAGCACCCCGCGGGCGAGAACCCGACCGGGCTGCCTGAGACGCGGAAATGGACCGACTGCGGACTCGCCATCACGCTGAACTCGAGCGTCGGGGTGGATGCCGTCTTGAACGGCGTGCCGACCGTGACGATGGACGAAGGCGCGATGGCATGGGACGTGTCGAGCCACGTTCCACATGAAACATTGAAACCCGCCCGTCTGCCGTGGCTGCACTGGCTTGCCTGGACGCAGTGGACGTGGGATGAAATTGCAAAGGGGCACCCGTGGCAGCACTTACTCTCGTAACCGGACCGACCGCGGAACCGATCACGCTTGCGGAGGCGCGGGCGCAGTGTCGTATCGACCACGCAATTGACGATGCCGTTCTCGCCGGTCTGATCCTCGACGCCCGCGAATGGGCGCAGGGCTACACGCGACGTAACTTCATCGCACAGACCTGGGACTACTTTCTACACGGCTTTCCGATGGTCATTGAGCTGCCGATCGGGCCGGTGAGTTCAATTACGTCGATCAGCTACTACGACATTAGCAACGCGCTAAAGACTTTCGCGAACTACGATGCCGACCTGAAGGGGATGGTGCCGCAGATCTGTCCCGCCGATGGCTACGAGTGGCCGTACACATACAGCCGCTATAACGCGGTCACGGTGCGGTTCGTGACGGGGTATCCGGTGAACCATTCCGACCTGTTCACGATCCGGGCGGCGATGCTGCTGCACGTCGAGGCGCATTACGACCGCGAGGCCAGCAACTACCAGAACCTGTTGTCGGCAGCCGAGCACAAGCTCGACGCGCTGCGGGTGGTGAACTTCTGATGCCCAGCCTGCGCGCACAGTCACTGAAGGATATATTCACGTTCACGCGGTCCACGACGGCGACGTACTGGAATTCGTCAGGGGTTCTGACGACCGCAGCGGTTGACGAGCCGCGCATCGACTATGACCCGGCGACGCTTGCGGTCCGCGGCCTGCTGATCGAGGAAGAACGCACGAACCTAATCCTGAACAGCACCACGTTCGCCACTCAGAACGTAACGGTGACGAACGTCGCGCACACGCTGAGTTTCTACGGCACAGGGACGATCACGCTTTCTGGTACTTCGACGGCCGGTCCGCTGGTCGGCACCGGAGCGAATACCCGCGTTTCGCTGGTATTCACCCCGACCGCCGGGACGCTGACGCTGACCCTGTCCGGCAGCGCCACGATGGCGCAGCTCGAGGTCGGGGCGCACGCGACAAGCTGGATCCAGACCGCATCGGAGACTGTGACGCGAGCCGCGGATGTCTGCTACACGAACACGCTGACCCCGTGGTTCAACGAGACAGAGGGCACGATTTACACCGAGTTCAGCATCCCTTCTGCATTTTCCGCAAGCGGCGCCGATCGGTACATCGCGCAATTTGACGACGGCACCTATGACAATCGGCACGCTTTGCTTTTGAACGACTCCGGGTCCCCGCTTGGATCGGTGAGCGGGTTTACTGCAGCGGGCGGTGTGACGCAGGCTTATCTCGGCACCAAAGCACCGTCTGCCGGTGTGGCTTATAAGATCGCCTATGGATGGGAAGCCGACAACGTCACGGTAGTTGCGTCGGGATCGGCCGCTGTCACGGATACTTCGGCGACCATGCCGAGCGGACTATCTACGATGCGGATTGGCAATCTGCTGTCCTCATATGCGATGAACGGGCACATCCGCAAGGTCAAGTTCTACCCGCGCAGGCTGTCCAACACCGAACTCGCGGCACTGGTGGCGTGATGGAAGCGGGCAAACTTCGGCACCAGGTCAAGCTGCAGCGGGTCACGGTTTCGGCAGATTCGCACGGCGACCAGACGAAGACGTGGACCGACCTTGCGACCGTCAGGGCTTCGATCGAGCCCCTGTCCGGCCGCGAGTTCCTGCAAGCCTCGCAGGTCATGTCCGACATCACGGTACGGATCCGTATCCGCGGGCGCAGCGACATCACGCTGACGCCGAAGGACCGGGTGGTCTACGGCACGCGCATGTTCGACATCCGGCACATCGTGGACTGGGGCGACCGCGGGACGGACTGGCAACTGCTCTGCACGGAGCGGTTCTGATGGACGTCACGGTCAACATCAAGGGGCTTAAGGAACTTGAAGCGCGGCTGCAGGAGATCGACGCCCTCGGCCAGCAGAAGATCCTGCGCCGGGTGCTGCGCAAGATCGCCCGCCCGATGCTGAACCGGGCGAAGGGCAATGCCGCGTCACTTGGAGCTTCAGGGGCGTTGTCTCGATCGATGGCGATCGTGTCGAAGCGGCCAAAGGGGAAGCAGGTCGCGGTGGTCGCGGTCACGTCTAAGGCGAAGGACCGCACGGCCCTGTGGCTGCACAACACGGCCTATCGCCGGCAGCGCAAGGGGATCTTCTACGGCTGGATGGTCGATCAGGGGCACCGGGTCGGCACTAAGTCAACCGGCTGGCTGCGTAAGTTAACGCGAAGCGGGAGCGGCGGAAGTTCCGTCGGCACAGTCAGGGCTCGCCCGTGGTTCACCCCGGCTGTACAGGGGTCCGAGAACCAGGCCATCAGCGCCTTCACGCAGGAACTGGCCGCCGCGCTGCGACGTATCGAACGGCGCAAGAGCGCGTTAGCTAACCCAGATTCCGTGGTGACCGAATGAGCAGCATCGAGGAAGCCTTCAAAGCCAAGTTGGTCGCGCTGGCGACTGACGCGGGCAGCAATGTGTTCCGCGAGGTGATCGAGCAGGAACCGGACATGCCGGCGATCTCGTTCACCCGCACCGGGGGGCCGCCGATGCGGCGCATCCTCGCAAGCGGCATCCCGGCGTTGCAGCGAGCGAACATGCGCGTGGAAGTGATTGCGAACACCTCGGCCTCGGCTGAGTCGGTGTCCGCCGCGCTGCGCACAGGGCTCGACGGCTGGCGAGGTGTGTCGTCCGGCGTTCAGGTGCTGCGCTGCGCTTGCGTATTTCAGGGTGACGCATCTTATGTCGACGGCGACCTCGTGCTGAAGATCGTCCAGCAGGACTACGAATTGACCTATCGGTAACAGTTTCCAGTTTCCGCCACCGGGCCGCCACGAGCGGCCCTTTTCATTTCAGAGGGTTTGAAAATGTCTGACGTATTCATGAGTGACGGCACGCTGCTGCAGGTGAGCCCGACCGCTTCCCCGCAGGCGTATGCGACCATCCCTGGCGTGATGAACATCACCCCGCCGAGCCGCAGCCGCAAGACGACGGACGTCTACGTCCATGATCAATCGGCGGCGATCACGAAGACCGGCGCCTACGAGGCGATGGAAGTCAGCTTCGAGCTGGCGTGGGATCCTGGCGATGCTTCGCACACGGCCCTGTTCACCGCTCAGGACGCGAAGACGGTCAAGTATTACCGCATCCAGTTGCCGTCCTCGCCAATCACGACGATGTACTTCGCGGCGACCGTGTCGCAGCTCGAGCCGGTGACGGCGGATGCCGAGGGCACCGAGCCGCTGAAGCTCAACTGCGTGCTGAAGCTGTCCGGGAACTACACGTTCGTATGAGCGGCGCAGACGTACTGAAGACGTTGCGGACCCTGAGCCTGCGGCCGGTGACGGTCGCTGGCCTGTCGCTGCACATTCGCGGGCTGACGGGCGCCGAGCGGCGCCTTCTGGCGGAACGCGCGAAGGACGGGCAGCCGATGCAGGCGTTCGAGGTCGTGGGCCTCGCGGCGTGTACCGAGAAGGGCGAGCGGCTGTTCACCGAGGACGAGGCGATCGAACTCGGCAACGTGGACGGCGGGGCGGTCGAGCAGATCGCGCAGGCGATTCTCGAAGCGTCAGGGCTGATGCCGAAGGCGCAGGACGACGCCGCAAAAAACTGAAGGGCGACCCGGAGCTGCTGATGTGGCACCGGGTCGCCGCTTTACTCGGTCGAACGGTCGAGGAACTGCAGTCGGCGATGTCGTCGGCTGAGTTCGTGCGGTGGTGCGCGTTCTACTCGCTCGAGCCGTGGGGCTTCGACTCTGACAACTGGCGCATGGGCGTCATCGGCGCAACGGTCGCGAACTACAGCGGCCGGGTGAAGAAGGCCGTGAAACCCTCCGACTTCTTCCCGAAGGCGCCGCGCAAGTTGACCCCGAAAGAAGCTCGGCAGTTGCTGAAGGACAAGGCGAAAAATGGCTAACGTCGGCGTAACCTTTGATTTTGCTGCGGAGAGTGCAAAGCTCCGCAGCGAGATCGACAAAGTCCGCAAGGAACTGTCCTCGATCAATGCCACGGCGAAGGGCATCAAGGACGCTTTCAAGACTGTCGGAACGGCCATTGCAGGGGCGCTGTCGGTCGGGGTCATTACGTCGTGGCTGTCGAAGGTCAACCAGGCGGCTGGACAGCTAGATGACCTGAGCCAGCGTCTGTCGGCCAGCGCCAGCGGATTGCAGTCTCTGCAGATTGCCGCAGCGCAGGCCGGCGGGTCGGCCGAGGCCATGAACAACGCACTGGCGCGGATGTCCGTCAGCCTCGGCGATGCGCTGGCGAACCGCAGCAAGATCGCGTCGGACGCGCTGGCGCGGCTTGGGCTGAATGCCCGCGAGCTGTCCGAACTGAAGACTGACGAGGCGATGCGGCGCATCTCGACCGCGCTGTCCGAGGTAGGCAACAGCTACGACCGCGCCGGTATCGCGCAAGCGATCTTCGGCAAGGGCGCGAAGGACCTCGGCGAGTTCTTTGCCGTCGCCCCCGACCAGATAAATGAAGTCGAAGCGGCACTGACGAAGGCCGGCGCCGCGCTGGATGACATCGACGTCGCCAAGCTCGGGGCGATGAATGACGACTTGGCGCTTCAAGGCCAGATCGTGGAAAACCTCGGCATCAAGTTCCTGGCGAACCTGTCGCCGGCCGTTACGGTGGCGACGGAATCGTTTGCTGGCCTGATCCAGAACATAGGCGGCGCGACCGAGGCCGGCAAGGGTTTCGGCGTCGTGATGACCGCGGCGATCAAGATCGTGGAGGCCGCGGTCTACGGGCTAGGCGCAATCTTCGAGGGGCTGCGGTCGATCGTTTCCGGGGTGCTGTTCGTCATCACCTCGGGCGTCGAGAAGCTGATCTCGGGCATGGCCGGGGCCGCCGAGGCGCTGCGTCTCGATATCGCGGTGCCGTTGCGCAATGCGTCCGAGATCGCCTCGGGCATGGCCGAGAGCTTCGATTCGATCTCGCGATCGGCACAGCAGAACGCCACCACGGCCGCGGCGGCGGCGATCAAGGCCGGCACCGACGTCATGCGGGCCGGGGAAATCTTCGATGAAGCCTCGCGGCGCCTCGAGGAACGCGCTGCTGCCGCCGCCAGTCGGGCGACGGGTGCGCAGGGCGCATTCAATGAGGCTGGCGCGGGCGGTGCGGCCGAAAAGGATAAGTTTAAGGTACGCGACCCGGCCGTCCTGTCGAAAGAAAACCTGGGCAGGCTCGACCCGTTCAGCGATCCGCTGGTGCTCGAGCAGATCAGCATCAACGAAACGATGCAGGCCGTCACCGACGCGCACAACGCGACGATGCTCGGCAAGATTGAGCAGTTCGAGCAGTCGAAGATCGGCATGTTGCTGAATTCGTCCGACCTGCAGCAGCAGATCGAGTTCAACAAAAATGCCACGCTGGGCGATGCGATGTCGACACTGGTCGGCATGGCGATCCAGCAGGGCGGCGCACTCGGCAAGGCCGGCAAGGCGATAGCCATCGCGCAGACGATCTGGTCCACGGGCCAAGCCGTGATGAAGGCAATGGCCGAGGTGCCGTGGCCGGCGAACATCGCCGCGGCGGCCAACGTCGCCGCAATGGGTGTTGCCCAACTCGCCAACATCAAGCGCACGAACATCGGCGGAAGCGGCAGCATCCTCGGAGCTCGCGGCGGATCGGTTGGCGCGTCTGCGCCGTCCCTGTCCGACAACATCCAGGGCGCAACCGGCACCCCGCTGCAGCAGCAGTCCGCGGTGCAGATCATCGTGCAGGGCTCGCTATTTGCCGCGCAGGAAACCGTAGATTGGCTGACCGAGCAGATCGGGGCCGCGGTGATGGACCGCGACGTCGTGTTCATTTCAGGTAACAGCCGGCAGGCGATGGAGTTGCGCGGGTGATTAGAGTCACGTTCACAGCCTCGCGCAGCCTGACCGGGACTCACGAGGCGGGCGATACCGTCGTGCTGGAGTTCAGTGCCGCGGAGCCATTGGTCCTCGGCCGCGAAGTGTCCCGCGACGTGCAGAAATCCATGTCCGGCGCTCGCGAGACGCTGCACCACTACGGCCTCAGAACGTGGTCTGTGACGACCGGCCCGTTGTCCGGCGCGTCCCTTGAGGCAGTGATGGAGTTCGTGGACTCGGTGGAGGATGGCGCCACATTCGACTTTGAGCCGTGGCGGTATGAAACCGGGCCAAGTTTGGACCTCGACTTCACCACTGGCAGGTTCAGAGTGGCCGAAGCCGTGTCGTGCTACCTGTCGAGCGAGGGCTATTCGCTAAACATGCTGGTGTCTGAAGGGACCGGCGGCGCGGACGACTGGTATCAGTTGAGCTTCACCGTGATCGAGGCGCCGTGAGAACCGACCCGTCCGTCTTTGCGGCGCAGAACACCCGCGCTTTCAAGTCACCGCGGTTCGTCATCGAGATCGAGTTCACGCCCTACAGCGTCTACTTGTCGAGCCACGAGGGCATCGAGGACGTCCCGTCGGTGCACATCGAGGCGTGCATCATCGAGCCGTCGATCTCGTCGCAGAAACTGAACCCGGACCAGGGGCGGGCCGAGATCGGCGCGGCGTCGTTCTCGGTAGCCGACCTGTCCGGCGAGTTCACGACGCGGGTGCGTTCGTTGCTCGCCGGTGGTGATGGGCTGCGCGGCAAGCAGTGCCGGTTCTACCTCGGCTACGAGGGGATGGCGTTCGGCGACTTCGTGATGGTCGGAACCCAGGTTGTGAAGGAAGCGGCGTTTGATCGTGGTGCCTACCGGATCGCCTGTAACGACATCCAGCGGCAGGCCCGCAAGGACATTTTCAACCTGCAGACGACGACGCTAACGGCCACTGTCGAAGCGGACGCGACGACGATCGAGGTTAACTCCACCGCGGGCTTTACCACGGTCCTGCACGGCACCAGCTACACGGATGCCGCTGGACAGATCGTCGGCTATATCAAGATCAAGGACGAGGTGATCCGCTACACGGGCACCACGGCGACGACGTTCACGGGGTGCACCCGTGGCGTGCTTGGAACCACTGCGGGACGTTACGTGGTTGATGGCGCCACCGTCCAAGCGCGGCGCGAGAAGGTCACCGAATACGTCTACCTCGAGCTGCCCGGACCGAAACTGCTGTACGCGATTCTGACCGGGATCATTTACGGCACAGGTACATACCTGCCGACGAACTGGTACGTCGGGATCGACCCGGCGCTGCTGCGCACGGCGGACTTCACTGGGATCGGCGACGATCTGTGGAACGTCGGCGACGACTCGGTGGGCGTCATCCTGCGCTTCGAGGGGCTGACGAAGCAGGACGGCAAGGCGTTCTGCGAACTCGAGATCCTGCGCCTGCTTGGCCTGTACATGCCGGTATACGCCGACGGCCTGTTGGGCCTGCGGCGCATGACCCGGGTGCTCGCGGACGCGACCGGCATTGTCACGCTGGACGAGACGAACTCGGTGATGGTCGGCGACCTGAAGCACGACATGGAGTCGCTGCACAACAACTTCTCCGTGACCTGGAACTGGAACGGCAAGGAGTTCACGCGCACGACGACCTATCTCGACGCCGACAGCGTGGCGGTCCACGGCCGCGCGACCGAGATGGAACTGAAGTTCAAGGGACTTTACGGCGGGCGGCACACCGACGGACTGATCTACAAGCTGCTCGACTCGATCCGCGACCGCTACAGCGCGCCGCCGGTCCGACTGTCGATCGAGGTGATGCACTCACTGAACCGCATCGAGGTCGGCGACGTAGTGCGCGTCAGGCATACCAACCTGCGCGACTACGCCGGCCAGAACAACAGCGTCGACCGGGCGTTCGAGGTCCAGTCCGTGACCGTGAACCATCGCACCGGAGCCGTTGAGCTCGATCTGTTCGGAAGCACCAGCATGGCATCGGTAATTTCGCCCACCACACCAACCACTGCGGCCACGGCGGCGTTCTATACCTCGGAAGGTGTCGATCTAGCTAGTGTGATGACCATCACGTCCGGAGTCGTCTCTGGCGGTCCCTACACGCTGGCCGGCGGATCCGATCTCACTGACCCTGGGTCCATCTGGTACTTCAACGGCGACCTGACCATCCCCGAAGGGGTAACAGTCAATCTGTCCGGGAACGTGCAGTTGCGGGTCAAGGGGTACTTGACTGTCAACGGTACGATCAGCGGCATCGGTGGTGGCTGGCCCGGGGTCGCAGACACTTCATCGACCGACGAGATCACCGGGAGTCGCGGCTACGTCGGCAATTCACGCGGACTCGACGGGTGCTTCATCACCGCACTGTCCGAGGACCGCATCAAGTACTTCACCGCGCCGCCGCTGATGACACCGGGCATCCACGCGACGTTCCCGTACATCGCGGTCGATGTGGTTGGCGATACCGTCATCGGCCTGCCGACCGACCTGCGAGGGACTGGCGGCGGACCTGGCGGCAAGGTCAAGCGCATAATCAGCGTCCTCGGGATGTCGACGGGCGCGATCACGCTGTACAACGTCGGCGGCACGGGCGGCGCTGGTGGCGCGGGATTGTGCACGATCTCCCGCGGCCTCGGCATCGGCTCAAACGGGCGCATCAACCTGTCTGGCGCGGACACTTCCGCACCCGCGGCCTATACCCGCAACGTCGACGGCAAGCAGGTCGGGTTCTTTCCGGGCACGGGCGGCGCTGGTGGCCCTGGTTGCTACCTTTGCCTGATCGACGGCAGCCTGCTGTCGGTCCCTGACCTGTCTGGCCGCTTCGTGGCGCGCACTGGGCGGCTCGGCATTCCCGCCTACACGACAGCGCTCGAGGGACCAGAGGAGGCGAAGTACAAGCGCAGGGACAGTCCGTTCGCAGGCTACATCACCGACCCGTCGGCGATTAGTGAGCTTGACTTGTCTGGCTCGTGCCAGCGGATCCAGTTCCTGCCGGCCGAGGAAGCCCCGGTTGCGGATTCGTTCACGCTCGCGTCCGTTTCGGGCATCACGATCACGCAGGGCTCGAGCGGTTTCGTCGTGACGTTCACCCCGGCGGCGCAGATGCCCGTCGGGACGATCTACGAGATCTGGACGCACACGGCCGCCGCACCATTCTCCGCAGCCACGAAGCGCATGGAAGGATCCGCCACTGCGTTCTTCGTGCCGCAGAACAGCACCAGCACGGTCTACGTCTGGGTACGTGCATCGTACCGGCAATCGAACGGGATCACGGTGTACTCGGCCGTCGCCCCGGCAACGGACGGCCTGCCAGCAGCTCCTGCGGCGATGGCAGGAACCTATGCCACCGCCACCCCGTCGGCAGTTTCGGCTGCCGCCGCCTCGACTGTCATTCTGACCGGCGGCATTACCATCGGCCTCGTCGGTGCCACGCCGACCACGTATTCCTGGGCGCGGGTATCCGGATCGACGTCGATCGTCGCCAACAGCCCAAGCGCCGCCACGACGACATTCACCGCGAGCGGTGTCAACAGTGGCGCCACGGTTTCGGCCGTGTTCCGCTGCACTGTCAATTCGACCTATACGGTAGACGTCGCCGTGGACTGCACGAACGTCGGCAGCGTGCTGTCGTTGTCGGTCAGCCCGCAGAACATTGACGTCGTTTCTGGCAATGCCAACGTAATCACGGGAACGTCTACCGCAACCCCATCTGGCGGGACGGGCACATATACCTACTACTGGTATCCGATCGTCGCACCACTGAGCGGCACGATTACGGCGGTGTCTCCGAGTGCCGCGACAACGGCCTTTTCCGCAACGGCAATGGGCGCGAACGAAGTCCGCTCCGCGACTTTCCGCGTCACGGTCTGGGACACAGCATCTCCACAGGCCACGTCATACGCCGACGTACAAGTGACCGTCACCCGGGCGTCGATGTCGGTCTCGCTGTCGCCGACCAGCCTGTACAAGTCTGGGACGAAGTCATCAATCACATCGGATATGTGCACCGCCACGGCTGTCAATGGATCGCCGCCGTACAGTTACGCTTGGGCGAAAGTCCCCGGCACCGGCAGCGGACCAGAAATGGTTGCGGTGGCCGACTCGTGGTTCGAGACGCAGTTCCGTTGTCCGCTGATCCTGTCCGGCCAGACCAGCACCGCTACCTGGCGGTGTACCGCCACGGACTCTATCGGTGCAATCGGCACGGCCGACATCGTCGTCACCATCCAGCGCGTGTAACAAATAAGGAACCATCGTGGACGAAATAAAAGAATTCAGAATTGGCCCGTTCACGATCGGCGACCTGATCGCGCTCGGTGGCGTGGTGTTCATGTCCGGGGCGCTGTGGTGGCGCGTGGCGGCACTCGAGCGCGAGGACGTTCGGCAGATGGCCGAGCATGACCGGATCATCGTGCGGATCCAGTCGCTCGAGCAGGTGATCCCCAGCAACTACGTTCGGCGCGACGACTACCGCGAGGATGCGCGTGAGATCAAGGCCATCCTGCAGCGCATCGAGATCAAGGTTGACGGCAAGGCCGACCGGCAAAAGTAATGACCTCGCGGCGCATCGAAGACTTGCAACCCTTGTTGCAGGTCAAGGCCCGCTATTGGCTGGAAATGTGCGAACAGGAATGGCCGGGTAAGGAAGTCGATCCGCTCATCACGAACACGCTACGCACGCACGCCGACCAGGCCAAGCTCTACGCGCAGGGGCGAACCACGCCCGGCAAGATCGTGACGTGGGCCAAACCCGGATCGTCTGCGCACAACTACGGGCTCGCATGGGACTTCGTTCCGCTGCGTATTGGCAAGCCAGTCTGGACGACGCGCGCCGCCGCTGACCTGCGGCTATGGACGCGCATGGGCGAGATCGCCGAAAGCCTCGGCCTAGAGTGGGGCGGGCGCTGGCAGAAAGTGGACATGCCGCACATTCAGATCCGCGAGTGGAGGCGTTTCGTGCAATGAGCAAGTTCTTCTCCCGCAAGTTCATCCTCGCGCTGATCTTCACGCTGACCGCGTGCATTGCGTTGTTCGCCACGGACAAGATCGACGGCGGCCAGTTCGTCACGCTGGTCGGGATCATCCTCGCGTCGTTCACCGCGGGCGATGTGGCGATCAACGCCATACACCGGAACAAGGCGGACCCGGACAACCCCGATGGATGACCAGCCGAACAAGCTGCTGTCCGACCACATGCTCGACGCGCTGGTCTCGATCGGCCGCGCCCGCAGCGTGATTGGCAAGGGCTGGACCCTGCGCCGCGAAGCCGTGCTGCACGAACTCGTGGAAGCCGAGAAGTCCATCGCTCGCGTCATTGGCTTGATCGGAGGCGAACCCCGTGGCTGAACCGACCAGCCTGGAGGTGATCCGTGGCAACAAAAAAGTCCCGTGCCCGTACTGTGGTGGCCCGCCCCACAAAACGCCTTTCGCGTGCCCTCGTATCCAGGGCGTCCACTACGGCGAGGACGGCAGCGTTGCAGGCGTCGAGTTCCGCGACGGATTCGAGTTCCCGCCAGACGACGCCGCCTAAGTGCTGGCCCGGCGAGGAATCATTCGACGACGAGGACTCAGACGATTTCGAGAACGACGGGACCGACGACCTGCCCGGATTAACCCCCGCACCCCGCGGGTCGCGCAAG